GCTTTGTTAATAGGAATGTTTTTTATGGTTGATTTATATAATAAACCGGTAGTAGAACAATCAGTAGAGAGTACAAACGGGTTCTTTGACCGCGAATTATTTGTCTAATGGCACACAATCACATACCAAAACAAAAAGTCTCCACTGCTAAAAAAACAAAGCAATGGGGTATCGATTGCGTTAAAGGCTTTATTAAAGAGTCTACGTTTAGCGCAACTGGTAAACACGATTTACTTAAGCTTTACGAAGCTTATAATGGTCAAATGCGAGAGAGTGATTACAACTATGTTGTTAATCCTTACAACTCTAGCTCTGGCAAGAAACGTAATTTTCCTGCAAAACTTCGAAACTATAATATTATTAAACCAGTTATTGATCTTCTTATTGGAGAAAAAACACAACGCCCTAGCAACTATATGGTTACCGTAAGCAATTCGGATGCTGTATCTAAAATGGAGAGTGAAAAGCAAAAAGAAATTTTAGCTAATCTCCAAGAAATGTTTATTCAAGAAGTGCAAAAGCAAGGAGTTGATTTAGGTATGCCAGAAGCAAAGCCTAAGACTCCTGAAGAAATAGAAAACCACTTTAATAGTTCTTATCAAGACTCAAGAGCTGTTGTAGGTCAACAGGTTTTAAACTACTTAAAAGATAAGCTAGACCTTGAAGATAAAATGCAAAAAGGTTTTTTAGACTGGCTTGTAACAGGGTATGTGTACAGTTACAAAGGTATTTGCATGGATGAGGTTGAATATGAAATTGTCAGCCCTTTAAATATTGATTTTTCTAAAAGCCCAGATATAGAATTTATTGAAGACGGAGACTGGGTAGTCCGTCGTCAACTTATGAGTGTTAATGCTGTAATAGACCAATTTTATGATTTACTTAGTGATAAAGAGATTGACCAAATTGAGGATCATACTAGGAACCGTTCTGGCTCTTTTAATATTCCCTTCTTGCAGCGTGTTGCAGACAACTTCGGAGAAAACGACAGATACGTCGAAGTGCTGCACGTCGTCTGGAAAAGCTTTAGAAAAGTAGGTATTCTAACATACATAGACGAGTTTGGAATAGAACAAATGTCTTATGTCACAGATACCTACAAGCCAAACATGGAGGAAGGAGAAGCAGTAGAGTGGTATTGGATAAATCAAGTATGGGAAGGATATGAGCTTGATGGAGATATCTATGCCGGTATACAGCCAGTTGTAGGTCAACGCAACTCTTTGGGAAATATTTCTGTNTGCAAACTGCCCTACAATGGCAGAGCGTACTCTGAAAGACATACTGAAAATATTAGCGTATGTTCTTTAGGTATCCCCTATCAAATTTTATATAACGTTTTTCACTATCGGTTAGAACTAACTATAGCTAAAAACAAAGATAAAATTGCTTTAATTGAAATGAATACTATTCCTAAACGTCACGGTTGGGACGAAGAGAAATTCATGTATTACGCGGATGCTATGGGGTTTGCCTTTATTGATTCTACAGGAGAAGGAAAGAATAATGAGCGAGTTACCTTTAACCAATATCAAGTTTTAGACATGTCTTTAGGGCAGTATATGGCTGCTCAAATACAACTACTTCAAGCTATTAAAGAAGAGTGGGAAGAGCTCATAGGTATCAGCCGTCAAAGAAAAGGTCAGATTATGGCCTCAGACGGAGCGGGTACGACTAACGATGCTATTGCTCAATCTACTGCAATTACTGAAGAGATTTACCGGAAGTATGAAAAGTTTGAACAGAAAGAGAATCAAGGTTTATTAGACTTGTCAAAACACGCTTTTAAACGAGGAAAACAAATTAATTACATTACGGACGACTATCGTAATGCCTGGCTTGATATTGAAGGAGTTTCTTACTCTGAAACAGAGTTTGGAATCTTTGCTAAAAACTCAAGTAAAGAAAACAAAAAGCTAGAGCAAATGCGTCAAATGCTTCAGTCTATGGCTCAAAACGGAGTCGGTGCTTCATCTATTGCAGAAATCTTAGATGCAGATAACTTCTCTAGAATTAAACAGCTGACAAAAGAGGTTGAAGCAAAGCAGCAAAAACTTGCTCAATTAGCAGGACAACAAGAGCAACAAAAGACTCAAGCTGAAGCTCAAGCTAAGATGCAAGAAATTCAATTAGAGAAGACTATGGAGGCAGAACAAAAGGAATTAGACCGTCAAAATAAGATAGAAGTAGCTCTAATTCAAGCAGCATCCAAGGATACCGATCATAATAATGACGGAAAAACCGATAGTAAATAACAGTTTAAATCTCTTTTGAGAAAAACACTATATAACTTACATTCAAAAAGATGGCAGAAAACAAAGGACTTGGTCTTGATAACCTTAAACAGGTTGATTGGCTAAATGATAATGCACCAGCGCCTGCAACAGAAACACCTGAAACTTCAGTTGCAGAGGACGCGGAAACAGAAACACAAACAGAAGCGCCTGAAGAAGCAGTTCAAACTCCTGAACAACCTGAAACAGAAGCTGTAAATAATGTTCAAGAAGAACCAGAAGCTGCGGCTCCTGAACCAGAATTAGTTTCAGAACCAGATGCTGACCCAGAATCTTCTATTATTGATACCCTTACTGAAAGGTTAGGGTATAGCGTAGACGGAGATTTTTCAGATGATTTTGATGGGTTAACTCAATATACGTCAGCAGTAGCCAATAAAATGGCGGAAGAGCAAGTAGGGCAAATATTTGAACAGTTCCCTGATGTAAGAGAGTATTTCCAATACAGAGCAAATAATGGAGATCCTCAAGCTTATTTCCAAGCACAGCAAGCCGAAATGGACTACAATTCTATTGAAATTAGCGATAATGATATTGCTATACAAAAGAGAGTTGTTCAAGATGGTATGAGAGCCCAAGGGTTCGGAGAGGAAGAAGTTACTCGTATGACTGAAGCATACGAAGATGCTGGAATCTTGAAGGACAATGCAGATATATATTTAACTCAGCTTAAAAAACAACAAGAAACTTATAAGTCTCAACTTTTAGAAAGGCAAAAAGTAGAGGCAGATCAGCAACGAGAACAAGCAACTCAATATTGGAACAGCGTATCTGAAACTATTCAAAATGGACAGTTAAAGGGTATGCAAATTCCTACTAAACAGAGACGCCAATTTTATGATTGGATGACTCAACCTGTTGAGAAAACTGGTGTTACCCAAAGAGATAAAGATAGGTCCGGTATGGACATGGAAACAGCACTAGCCCTAGAGTATTTAATTTACCAAGGATTTGATTTATCAAAACTGGCTAAAAACGTAAGTAACACCCAGAAGACTAAAAGCTTAAAAGAAAAGCTTCAGAGTAAACCATCCGCTTCGACTAGGATGAAGTCTCGTAGTAAGTCGAGTGTTACAAAATCGGTCTCACTACCTAATTTACGAGACTTACTCTAAACTTAAAATTGACTAAATTATGTCTGATAACTTAAAAAAACTTCGTTTATACGAAGATGTATTTAATGCAGATGGCATGACTGACGAGAACTCGTTAGCTAATGCTCTGCTTACACAACCGGACGTTTTGTCCCCTGTAATTACGCACCTTTCTGGGCGTGAGGATAAGCGTTTCCCTCTTTCTTTTCTTACAGAAGGTATGGGAAATGTAAAGTACATCAATGATGTAGAATACGATTACCCTGTTATGGGTCGCTTGAACAAGAGCGTCATGTGCGTGGGTAACAGTACTATTACTGCTACTGGCGGTGGTACAGTAACTTTTAACGACCGTTGGTTTGTTAAGAATTACATTATTGAGTTTGGTAATGCAGCAAACACGCAATTAAGAGTTACTGCGGACCCTGTTCAATCTAATGGAGGTTGGACTTACATGGTTCAAATGGTAACTTCTAGCATCAATGCTACTTCAATTACGCAAGATGCTTTATCTAATAAGCAAGCTGTGCAGCTCTTTGCAGCTAACGCTTTCTCTGGATCGCGTGGTAATGAGAGCAACTGGGTCGCGCCTTCTAAAATGCGTAACCAAATTAGCTTAATTCGTAAGTCATATCGCTACGAAGGCAACATGCCTGACCGCGTTGTGAATTTTGAATTTAACGTTGGTGGTCGCTCAACTAACTTGTGGTACGATTTTGAAGAGTACCAGCACATGTTGCGTTGGAAAGAAGAAGCTGAGCTTGCTTTGTGGTACTCTCGTTACAACAGAGATGCTGACGGTCTTATTCACTTGCGTGATGAGAACGGTAAAGTAATTCCCCTGGGTAGCGGCGTGCTTGAGCAGATTCCAAACGTAGATACTTATTCTACATTGACGGCAGCGAAATTAAAGTCTGTTGTTCGTGACGCTCTGTATGGTGCTTCTGACGCTTCTCAAATGAACATCGTACTCTTTACGGGTCTCGGTGGTATGGAAGAGTTTGACAATGCTATGAAAGAAGAGCTGTCTAACCAGACTTACATTAAGAATACAGATCCTGGAACCTTTATTGGAGGTAGCGGTCGTAATCTGTCTCTTGGTGGATTCTTTACGCAGTACCAGCACATTGATGGGCACACCATTACTGTGCGTCACTTGC